AGCAGGTAAAAGATTGGTTCCATGGTTGGGGTCGCAATGAAGGCGGGACTCTCGCCCCGTGCAACCATCATACACCCTGCGCATCCCCTGTCAACCGTGCCGCATCCTCAACGCTGCGCGCGACGCCAGCAATGCCACCTGCTGCCTGCACCGTCTCCAGCCATTGCCGCTGCTCTGGGCGCAGTCGTCCAGTGGCGCTCTTCACCTCGATACTGGTGAATACCGCCACCTGCTGCCCCACCATGTCTGGTGTGATGGTCACCGTGCGCCAGCCGATCAGATCAGCGCTGCCAACCGCCAGGCCAAACTGCACCGGGCGGCCATGCTGGTCCCACAGCGTGCCGGTGTTGTTGCGGTACAGGCGCACCGGGCCGCGGCTAAGGGCAAGTCTTATCTCCTGCTGAATGCGCTGCTCAGACAAAGCTGATCCATGACTGGCAGCAGCGTACGTGCGCCCCACTGCTCAGCCATGGCGGCAGCAATGCCTTGATATGTACGACTGCGCGCTTTCCACCGATCAGGGCCAGGTGGCATGTGATGCACAATCGGCTCGCGGCCATCAACGATCTGCGTCGGCCTGAGCATCGGGAGATTCTTCAGCCACAGGCATGTGGCTTTCGTTTCGCCATGGCCGAACTGCCAAGGCTGAATCAGCTGCGTGGGGGGGGCAATGGCAGTGCTGATGATGCTGACCGGGTTCTCAATGCACCAGCGATCGATCGGCGCTGCCATCAGCAATCGCACGAAGTCGAGGGCCTCAGCCTGATCCTGCTGCTTGCGATGGAAGTGCCGGGCGCCGCTGACAGCAAGATGCGTGCATGGCGGATGGGCAATCATGAGATCCCATCCCTCGCTTAGCACCTGCTCGACAGGCTGTTGCAGGTGCCATTGCGGGTCACCTTCACATGGCAGCAGGTCGCAGCTCCATGCGTCGTGACCATGCCACCTAAAGGCATCGCGGACGCGGGCGCTGTATTCGCAGGCGACGAGCACCCTCACAGCCCATGCCTCTTAAGCAACCTAGCCTGGTACACCCGCTCAGCCCAGCCGCGCCTGTAGCCGCGTTGCTGCGCTAGCTGGCGCAGATCCTCCAGTGACTGCGCGGTGCCTTGCTGGCGTTTGCGTTGGCGGGCGGCCATCTCCACCAGCTCACCATCCACCTGCTCCAGCTCGCGCACCTCAGCGGCAAACGTATGCCCGCACTCGCCGCACACCCGCGCCTGGCTGGCCATTGCGGCATAGCACTTGGGGCAGACCTTGACCGATGGCGCCTTCTCGCGGTCTTGTTTCTTCAGTCCCTCCAGCGTCCATTCGCGGGGCTCGAGGTGGTGGCCCAGCCGCAGGCAGTTGCCTACATGGTCGAGCACCACAGCCACCTTGCTGCCAGATGGCCGCAAGCACCGGCCGATCATCTGCAGGTGGAGGCCCACGCTGGCCGTAGGTCGCAGCATGACGCAGCCCCCAACGCTCGGCACGTCCACGCCTTCGCCAATCAGCGCGCAGCTGGTGAGCACCTTGATCCGCCCGGTGCCAAGGTCGCTCAGCAGCTGGCGGCGCGTGGTGGCATCCATGCTGCCGTCAATGCTGGCGGCTGGGATGCCAGCCTGCAAGAACAGCGCCGCCACCGCTTCAGCATGAGCGACGCTGCAGCAGAACGCGATGGCGGTCTGGCCCTTCAGGTGCTGCCGGTAGTGGCTCACGCAGTCGCCATGGATCGCGCGCACCTGCTGCTCCGCATCGCGCTGGTCGAAGTCACCCATCCGCTTGCGCAGGCCAGTGGCGCTGAATCCCGGCGGTGCCAGCACCCGCGCAGTCGCCAGGTAGCCGTTATCGGTCAGCCACTGCGCGCTCGGACCTTCAACCATGGCCTGGTAATGCTCGCCAAGGCCGCGGCCATCACCGCGTATCGGTGTTGCTGTCACACCCAGCAGCTTCGCGCTGTTGAAGTGCTCCACCACTGCCGCCCACGTTCCAGCTGTGGTGTGGTGGGCCTCATCCACCACGATCAGCTGGAACATGTCCCGCGGCAGCAGGTGCAGCCGCCGCGCCACGGTTTGCACGCTGGCCACCTGCACCGCATGACTGAGGTCCATGGCGCGATTAGCGGCGATGATGCCATGGTGCATCGGCAGGCTGCGGCTGGCCTGATCCAGCAGCTCCGCGCGATGCACAAGGATCAGCACGCGGTTGCCTTTGCGGCTGGCAGCATCAGCGATGTAGGCAAAACAGACGGTCTTGCCGCCGCCAGTGGGCAACACTGCCAGCACGCTGCGCTTGCCCAGCTGGTACTGCAAGCGGATGTCGGTTACCAGCTGTTGCTGGTAGGGACGGAGGGTCACTGCCATGACTGCTGATCCCCCCAGGCGAGCATCTGCGTTTTGACGGACTTCAGTACAGCAGCTGGCACCCTGGCAGATTGCCAGCGCCGCGGATCCCAGCCGCGCTGCGTCCAGCGTGCGACATGATCCAATGCCTTGCCATTGGCCTTGTACTTAACGAAGCGCACCAGCGCTGGATCGGTGGTGCCGTCTGGCTGCTGGATGATGTGCCACGGCATTGTGCGGTAGAGGTCTTTGGTCATCAGTCCACCTCCTGCAGCATCTGCAGCCAGTTCGGACCAAACTGCTGCTGAAGTTGCAGTTTGGCTTGCTTTGCTTCGTACTTGTCAACTTCGGCGGCTGATTTTTGAATCAGCTCGCCAATCAACTGACTAGCGTGCTTGCCCTGACTGCGCGCCATTGCCTTAAGTCGCTCATTCAATGCAATGGGTATAGTGCCATGCACGCGAATGAGGCCTTGATCTCTTAGGTCTAATGATGACGGTTGATCCTCCTCGTCAAAAATGCGGCGTGGAACGATTGCACTTGTCATGGCGATCACAGGTCAATTGTGGCAGTAGATGGATCAACCTCACGACGGCTGATTGGCTGAGGCGCAACGTATGGCTCAGTGATCAACTTGTAGATGGACTGGCAGACCACCACTGCATCGCGGAGCTTCTTGATGTCATCGCTTACGGAGAAGATCCCGCGATCTACCTGCCGCATTGCCTGCAGATACGCTTCTGATCCTTCCCTGGCAAGGGTGTTGCGCAGGAAGGCGTCAAGCGATTCAGCCGACTGCTGCAGGTTGTTCAGCTTCAGGCGATAGCTCTGAACGTCCTGCTGCAGCTGGAACTGCCGGCGCTCCTCTTCCAGCTCCTCGGCCGACTTCTTCGGTGGCGCCGGCTTCTTGGTTGCCTTTGGTGGAGCAGCGGCTTTGGCCTGACGCTCGGGGTCAGCAGGCTTTTGCCCAACAGTGAGCGCCTTTTGCTTGGCCTCCTCGATCTCGCGCTCTTCGCGCTGCTTCAGCTGTTTCAGCCCTTCCTTCTGGCGCAGGTAGTTGGAAGATTCGTCCTTGGTAGGCGGACGGGCCTCGCCTTTGCGTTCGCGCTTGTCCGGGGGGATGGACTCCCATGCTTCTTGCCAGGCCGCGATCACTTCGGGCTGGGCCTCAGCAAACGGAGGTTCCATCCTGCTGAGCGAAGACAGGGAGGCCGGGCGCTCCCAGTCATCAACGCGCTGCATCATCGACTGATATGGGCGCAGCTGGCTCACACTGGTCGGCAGCGGCAGCGGCAAAAGGCCACGCTCAGCACGGCGTTCGTTTTCGGCAACGAAACTGGCGTAGAGCACCGACCACATGATGATCGTGTTGGCGGTAACCTCAGTGATTGCGGTATCGCCTCCTTCTAGTCGAAAGTCACGGCGTTTAAGCCATGAAACCCAATCACGTTCAGTGTCGGCAGAAGTCCAAACGGTGTCAGTCATGAACTCACCACTCCACTTCATAGCGCTCAGCTCGGCACCCAGAAGCAGGCGCGCACGCCAGTCAAGGTCGCAGAGCAGCTCAATGTTGCGGACACGAATCGAGCACCGTTGCTCGGGGCTCATGTCGGTGCTGGTGGTCTGAAGACCCAGAGGAGGCCCAACGGTCGGGAGGTTTGTCATAGTGGGAGTGCTGTGTTGGTGGATCCAGCCAAAAGTGACGTTTTGGCTGGATCCGTTTTCTTCAGTGATCAGGCTGCTGCAGCCACCTCTTCTTCCGTCGCAGGAGCCAAGACGCGGCTGAGGTCAGCCAGCTTGCGGCCGGCTTCGCTGGCGGCCAGCAAACCGGCAACATCGCCGCCAGTGGCGCGGTAGGCGTCCATGGTGCGAACGAACTCGTCGCGCACCTTGCTGAACTTGGCAGCGAACTTCTCAGTCGCCATCAGCGCATCGGACTCGTTGACCAGGCGGATTTCGCCGCTTTCTTTCACCAGCGTCAGGCGCAGCCCGACGAGGTTGTAGAGAAGGACGTTGACCTTGCCGACACCGGCAATCACTGAGCGTTCAGTCAGGTCGCCATCGCCGGCAGCCACGACTTCGCCCACGGTGCATTTGCGGCCGAGGTACTCGATGAGCTGGAGCACATAGCCGGCAGTGTTGTAAGCCTTGCCGCTGATCAGGTGATCGCGGTTGTTTTCCAGGATCAGATCTTGAAGCCCAGTCTTGTTCGACAGGCGGGCCAGGAGATCGTCGGCAGACAGGCAGAGGGGCTCCAGGGCGGTCTTGGAGTCACCGTTGAAAAGGCGGCGTGCGGGCATGGTCAATCCGCCGAATGGCGGGGGCTGTGTTGTGCGCGGCTGTCGCGTTGAGCGTGCCGCGTGCGTCAATCATACAGAGCGCGTCGCGTGGGTGCAAGGCTTGCTGACCGTAGCAGCGGCGGCTACAGTCAGCAAGCCCCCACCGCCAGCTGATGCGTCTTGCCCATCCCACACCCGTGCGCCTGACGCCTGAGCTGTTACGGCGACTGGATGCCTGGCGTGGTGATGCCATGTCGCGGGCAACGGCGATCCGCGTGCTACTCGAGCGGGCGCTTAAGCAATGACCATCCAAGACCTCACGCGCGGCAGGTGGCCGGACCTGCTGGCGGCGCTGGGCGGCCTCACCAGTGACCAGCTCACCGACAAGCACCAGCCCTGCCCATGCTGCGGCGGCAGTGATCGCTACCGCTTCGACGACAAGGACGGCACCGGCTCGTGGTTCTGCAACCAGTGCGGCGGCAAGGATGGCGCTGGCGGCGGAGGCAATGGAATGGACCTGCTCACGCGCATCACCGGCTGGCCGTATGCAGAAGCGTGCCAGCGCATTGAGCAGCATCTATCGGTAGTGCCGGATCCACCGACTGCCGGCGCTGAGCAGGTCTGGCATTACAGCAGCACCTTCATTGTCTGCCGCTTCCCCGGCAAGAAGATCAGACCCCTCTGGTACGACGGCATTACCTGGCGCTGGAAGGCACCGCCAGCGCCGCGGCCGCTGTACTGGGCGCGGCGGGCCGCTGATGCGCCGGTGCTGATCGTTGAAGGTGAGAAGACTGCCGACGCCGCTGCACGCCTGTTCCCATCGGCTGCAGTCGCTACCTGGCCATCAGGCTGCAAAGCGATCGACAAGGCCGACTGGACACCGCTGGTTGGGCGGCGCTGCACCCTATGGCCTGATGCTGATGATGTCGGCCGTCAAGCGATGGTCAAACTGGCCGGGCGCCTGCTGTCGATCGGCGTCGCGCAGGTGCGCATCGTCACCACGCCCGATGGCGTTGCCGATGGCTGGGATCTTGCTGATGCCACATGGACGCCATCTGAAGCTGCCGCCTACCTCAAGGCCCACCGCTCACCGCCGATCGAGGCGCCAACCGCTGCACCGGAGCCGTCTGAGCCGCCAGCGCAGCCAGATCCCGAGCCACTGCCAGCAGCTGGTGAGCACTTCACCTGCCTTGGCTTTGACGGTGATGGCTACTACTACCAGCCGATCAGCACTGGGCAGGTCTGCCGCCTATCGCGCAGCAGCCACACCGGCACCAACCTCTGCGCGCTGGCGCCGCTCTCGTATTGGGAGACGCTCTATCCCAGCAAGACAGGCGTCAACTGGACTGCAGCCGCCAGCAGCATGTTCACCCAGCAGGCCGCGGCTGGTGTCTACTCTCCCGATCGCATCCGCGGCCGCGGTGCATGGTGGGATGGCGGTCGATCAGTGCTTCACCTTGGTGATCAGCTGATCGTTGATGGCGCCAGCCGCACCGTATGCGATGGCATCACCGGCAGCAGTTATGTGTACCAGCGGCTTAGCCGCCTGCAGGGGCCATCCGGCGTGCAGCCATTGGATGACGACGCAGCCTTCCAGGTGCTTGACCTTGCTGAGCGCTTTCTATGGGAGGTGCCAGCCTCCGGGATGCTGCTGGCTGGCTGGGTCACGCTTGCGCCGATCTGCGGCGCACTTGACTGGCGGCCACATGCGTGGCTGACCGCAGGCTCAGGCTCCGGCAAGTCCGAGGTGCTCGGGCGTTATGTCACCCCACTGATCGGTGACATGGGCCTCATCGTCGCCGGCAACACCACCGAACCCGGCATTCGGCAGGCCCTGCGCGCGGATGCGCTGCCGGTGGTTTTCGACGAGGCCGAGAGCAACGAGCGCAACGATCAGCAGCGGATGCAGGCAGTGCTGGGCCTTGCCCGGGTCGCCAGCAGCGAGAGCCGCGCGCATACGCTCAAGGGCTCGCCAGAAGGTGACACGCAGCGCTACACCATCCGCTCCATGTTCCTGATGAGCAGCATCGCCACTGCTCTGAAGCAGGGTGCCGACAAATCACGCTTTGCGCAGCTCACGCTCCGCAGCCCAGCCGAGCTACCCAAGTCGGAACGCATCGCGCACTGGGAGGCGTTGGACCGCGACCTAGATCGCTTCATCTCGGAGCAGGTCGGCCAGCGCCTGATCGCGCGCACCATCGCGCTGATTCCCACCATCCGGCAGTCCGCCAAGGTATTCGTCAAGGCCGCGGCCGAGGCATTCGACTCGCAGCGACTGGGCGATCAGTACGGCACCCTGCTGGCGGGTGCATGGGCGCTGCAGTCGCGTGATGTGGTAACCCGCGAGCAGGCATGGGCATTGATCGAGCAGAACGACTGGACTGCCTACAGCCAGGCCGTGGAGGTGCCAGACGAGCGGCGCTGCCTGCAGACGATCCTCCAGCATCAGCTTCGCGTCGAAGGTGACCGCACCGTCACGCGCACCATTGCAGAGCTGGTGGAGTTGGCGCTGCACCGCGGCAGTGATCCGCATGTCACACCCACCGAGGCGCAGAACGTGCTCGGGCGTCATGGCATCAAGGCTGAGGATGGCTGCGTGATCGTCAGCAACACGGCTAACGCCATCGCTCACATGCTCTCCGATACGGCATGGAGCAACTGCTGGCCGATCGTGCTGGCGCGCCTGCCAGGTGCCGTGAAGACCGGCGCTGTTTGGTTCAAAGGTGGCGGCGGAACCAGCCGCGCCGTGCAAATGAGCATCGAGCTGTTAGGTCTGTTAGGCGCTGGTTAGGCCCAAAACCCAGTCCACCACTCATTCCTAACGAACCTAACGAACCTAACGGATTTTCAGAAGACCCCCCTATAGAGAAGAGCAGTACCCTCAGTAAGTAGGTACCCCCTCTCTCACACCTATCTATACCTTTTTCTGTTAGGTCTGTTAGGTAAGGGAGAGAACCCAGTGGCGGCAAGGGGTTTGCGCCTAACAGGGCCCGTTAGGAATGCGTTAGGTCTGTTAGGTTTGTTGCAGGATGGATCACGGCGGAGTAGGGTTGCACTGGCCACAAGGCTGACCCATGGATCCGATCGACATTCCCGCCAAGCAATCGCCGGTGATCAACCGGCTGCACGACACCCTGGTTCTGGCACGCGCCTATGCCGATGCCATACGCGACAACGCGCAGGACGATGACCGCCCCATCCCGCTGGAGCTGGTGGCATCGTTCCAAGCCGACTGCGACCTCATCATCAAAGCCCTATCCGAAGCTGCTGCCCAATGAAGATCACCTGCACCCAATACGACCTCAGCCGTGCGCTGCGCGCTGTGGCGCGCGCTGTCGGCAATGGCAAGACCCATCCGATCCTCTCTGGCGTCCTGCTCAGCGCTGATGGCGGGAGCCTGCAGCTCACCGCCTATGACCTGAGCATCGGCATACAGACCAGCATCGATGCCATGGTTGACACTGCCGGCGCCTGTGTCGTGCCGCATCGCCTGCTATCCGACATCACGGGCCGTCTCGACGACGACAGCGTGGTGTCGTTGACCCTTGACGGTGATCGCGTGGCACTGGCCACTGCAGGCGGCTCCTACAGCCTCTCAGCAGCGTCTGCGGATGACTTCCCCGGCCTGCCAACTGTGGCTGCCGCTGATGGCGCTGTGATCGACCTGGCGGCGCCCTTGGCTGCTGTGCTGGTGGCAGCGAGCACTGATGAATCAAAGCAGGTGCTCACGGGCATTCACCTGATCTCCGATGGCAATGAGCTGCGCATTGAAGCCACCGATGGCCACCGGCTCGCATTGCGCACGCTGACCTGCAATGCGCCAGACATGGATGTAGTAATCCCTGCTCGGGCTATGGCGCAGGTGCGGGGCCCTGCGTCCTTTGCGGTGGACGGCGGCCACGTCGCAATACAACTGGACACGGCCACGCGCATGATCACGCGCACGCTCGATGGAACCTACCCCCAGGTGCAGCAGCTGATCCCTGCCACCTTCAAGACCCTGGCCACCTGCAACCGTGAAGCGCTCCTAGCAGCGCTGGAGCGGATCGCGTGCGTCTCACCCAATGACATCGTGCGACTGACCGTCAAGGCTGGCGCCATTGAAGTGACCGCCGAATCCGAAACCAGCAGCGGCGCTGAATCGGTCGCATGTGATGGCAAGCTGCCGCCACTTGCTGCCAATGTCCACTACCTAGTGGATGGCCTCAAGGGCTTCACGGACACTGAGATCACCATCCAGGCAAACGCGGCAACATCTCCTGTCGTCATCGGTCAGACTTATCTGGTGATGCCAGTGCAGATCCGGCAGTGATTATTGACACCACCCAGTTAGATGCCATGGCAAAATACGTTGCCGCATTGCGCGGCAACCTTGATGCCAACATCGGTAAGGCAATGACTGGGGCGGCATTTGATGCGCGGGATTACCTCAAGCAACAAACTCCTACCTATATAAGCAACCCTACAAAGTGGACTCTTAACTCCACATTCGTATCCCGCGCAACGCCTAACAACCCAGCGGTCATACTGGGTTTCAAGGACTATGCCTCAAAGGGCACGCCAGCAGCCAGATACCTGCAACCCATTGCAGCTGGTCAACCTAGATCACACAAGGGATTTGAACGTCAGCTGCAAGATACAGGTGTGCTAAGACCAGGTGAATACGCTGTTCCGACAAATGTTCATCCGTTGCGCCTGAACGCTTACGGCAACCTGACCGGTCCCGCTTACGTGCGGGTTCTGTCGGGCCTGAAGGGATTCAGGGAAGGTGGTTACACAGCAAATACAAAAGGCGCAAGTTCATTCTTTGTTGGCGAGCCTGGCGGTTTGCCGCGTGGAATCTATGCGCGAGTTGGATCAAGACCACGCAGCGGCGGTCAGCCTCGCGGATTTCATACAGTCTTTAACATCACTCGCCAACCAAAATACAAACAATCATTCCCGGCACGCCGGCTCATGATTGATAAGTTTGACGAAAAGTTTCCAATTATTTTTGAGAGGCTAGTGTTTAAGTCGAAGTGAACGGGTCCCTTTTTGTTCCTTGCATGTGGGTAAATTCGAACCTCGCCATTTATCTAGCGCCAAACGCTAAACCGCCTAAACCCTTGCGCCGCAAGGGATCTCAGCACAGCTACGGCAGGCGGTTTAGCGAGGGTTTAGCATTGGTTTAGTGATTAAACTACCTGTGCTTGTCAGCTTTGCTGAGTTTGCGATCTTGAAGGGCTGCACGAAAGGTGCGGTTACCCATGCCAGCAAAAGCCGAATCGCTGCTGCCATCGTTGACAAGGACGGCCAGCGGTGGCTGGACCGCGACCTCGCGCTGGAGCTGTGGAACAAGAACACCAGGGCCACAGCCAGCAGCAAGGTGTCACCACCTGCGGACCCAACACCACGCGAGCTAAAGCGCCGCCTTGAAGCGCTGCCGGATGATGAGATCCCGGACCTGAATGAAAGCCGCGCAAGGCGTGAGCATTACCAGGCGGAGCTGGCCAAGCTGCAGGTGAGCCAGCAACGCCGCGAACTGATCAGCGCTGATGAGGTGAAGAAGGAAGCGTTTGCGCTGGGGCGCAGCATCCGTGAAGCACTGGCCAACCTGGCCGATCGACTGAGCCATCAACTGGCAGGCGAGACGGATCCGGTGGTGATCCATGAATTGCTCAGCCAAGAACACCGGGCGGCATTGTCGGAGCTAAGTGAATGAACGCATACCGCGGCGGCTTCCTCGATGGGCTGCGACCTGATGCGCAGCTGACGGTCAGCGAGTGGGCTGATCAGTACCGAATGCTGAGCAGCAAGGCCAGTGCCGAACCTGGCCCATGGCGCACCAGCAGGACGCCATACCTGCGCGAACCGATGGACTGCCTGAGCACGGGCAGTAACGTGCAGCGCGTGGTGATGATGTTCGCAGCGCAGACCGGCAAGACCGAAGCCGGTAGCAACTGGCTCGGCTATGTCATCCATCATGCACCCGGCCCACTGCTGGCGGTGCAACCCACAGTTGAGATGGCCAAGCGCCTGAGCAAGCAGCGCCTCGAAAGCATGATCACCGATACGCCAGTGCTGGCGGAACGGATCGCGCCAAGCCGCAGCAGGGACAGTGGCAATACGATGTTCAGCAAGGAGTTTCCGGGCGGAATGCTCCTGCTCACCGGCAGTAACTCAGCCACCGGGCTGCGATCGACGCCGTGTCGCTACATCTTCCTCGATGAGGTGGACGCCTTCCCGTTGGACGTTGACGGCGAGGGCGATCCGGTCAGCTTGGCCGAGAAACGGGCGACGACGTTCGCGCGGCGCAAGATCCTGCTGACCAGCACGCCAACTATCAAGGACTTCAGCCGCATCGAAGCGGAATACGAGCGCAGCGATCAGCGCCGTTACTTTGTGCCATGCCCAAGCTGCGGCGCGATGCAATGGCTCAAGTGGTCGCAGCTCAAGTGGGAGAAGGATGATCCGGGCAGCGCGACGTATGAATGCGAAGCGTGCAAAGAGCGATTCGGGGAACTGCACAAGCCTGCCCTGCTGCGCGGTGGTGAATGGCGCGCCACTGCGCTTGGCGATGGCGGCAAGACTGCTGGCTTTCAGCTGAGTGGACTCTATTCACCGCTCGGTTGGCTGAGCTGGGGCGACATGGTTGACGAGTTCATGCGCAGCAAGGCGGATGCGCCGATGCTCAAGAGCTTCGTCAATACGCGGCTGGCTGAGACGTTCGCAGAGGACTACGCCAGCAAGGTGAGCGCCAGCGGCCTGCTGGAGCGCTGCGAGCATTACAAACCCGGCACTGTGCCAGATGGTGCGTCGGCCATCACGGTCGGCGTTGACGTGCAGGACAACCGCCTGGCGATCAGCGTCTGGGCGTGGGGCCGCGATGAGGAAGGCTGGCTGCTGGATCACCAGGAGATCCACGGTGACCCGAGCCGCGCAGACCTCTGGAAGCAGTTGGATCAGCTGGTACTACGCGAGTGGCCGCACGCGCAGGGGCATGGCATCCGGCCGCATGTGGTAGCGATCGACAGCGGCGGCCATTTCACGGCGGAGGTTTATCAGTACGCACGCGAACGCGGCAGGCAGGGCGTGATTGCGATCAAAGGCGCCAGCCAGCGCGGCAAGCCACCGATCGGCAAGGGCAGCCGGGTGGATCTCAACGCCAAAGGCCAGACCATGAAGCGCGGCGCAGTGGTGCATCCGGTCGGCAGCGACACGATCAAGACCACGCTGTTCGGCCGGATCAGGCATAGCGAGCCTGGGCCTGGCTACCTGCACTTCCACATGGATGCAACGGTTGACTACTTCGAGCAGCTGACCGCCGAGAAGCAGGTGATGCGATACAACCGCTCAGGGTTCCCGGTGCGCGAATGGGTCAAGAAGCCATCAGCGCGCAACGAGGCGCTGGATTGCTTGGTGTATGCCTATGCCGCGCTGTGCCATCTCTACACGCGCTATGACCGCAAGACGATATGGGATCAGCTGGACAAGCCAGCAGAAGCACGCGCTAAGCCATCGCTAAGATCAGCTAAGGCTGGCGCAGCCTTCCTTAGCAACTGGTAACGGTGAACATCCCTGCGACAATCCGAGCCGGCGACACGGTGAAGTGGCGGGATGATGCCAGCGTGGATGCGTTTGGCAATGCCGTCACTAGCGGCACCTGGGCGCTGACCTATTACTTGCGCACCAATACTGCAAGCGAAGGCGCAACGATCACCGGCACCGCTTATGGCCAAGGGTGGGAGCTGACCATTACCGCGGCCACGAGTGCTGGCTTCGACGCAGGGCAGTGGTACTGGCAGGCGATTGCAACTGCCGGCAGCGAGAAGCTGACGCTCGGTGCTGGTCAGCTTGATGTACTGGCGGCATTGAACTACGCCGGATCGCCTGGCGCGTTTGATGGCCGCAGCCAAGCGCAGCAGGATCTCGATGCGGTGCAGGCTGCAATCCGCGCGATGATTGCAGGCGGCGCTGTACAGCAGTACAGCATTGGAAGCCGCAATCTGACAAAGATGAGATTGGAAAGCTTGCTGCAGCTGGAGGCCAAGCTCAAAGCTGATGTGAAGCGTGAGCAGGCTGCCGAGCTGGCGGCCAATGGCATGGGCAATCCGCACAACCTATTCGTGAGATTCAGCTGATGGCCAAGAAGCGCAGACAACAGGCGGCACCATCAGCACCGCGGCGGCGGATGTACCAAGGCGCGCAGTTCAGCAGGCTGACTGCGGACTGGGTGACAGGTAACACCAGCGCCGACAGCGAGATTTACGGCAGCGCGCAGAAACTGCGCGATCGCGCGCGGCAGCTGTGCAGGGACAACGACTACGCGCGGCAGGCATTGCGCGCGATCGAGGGCAACGTGATCGGGCAGGGCATCCCGTTTCAGTCGCAGGTGCGGATGCAGCGCGGCGGCAGGCTTGACACCCAGGTGAACGATGCCATCGAGGCGGCATGGCGGCAATGGACAACTGCGCGGCATTGCCACACCGGCGGCAAACTGAGCTTTGCCGACATTGAACGGCTAGTGATCCGCGCCTGCGCCGAGAGCGGCGAGGTGTTCATCCGCCTTGTGCGGCAGAGCTTTGGCGGCAGCACCATCCCGCTGGCGATGGAGGTGATCGAGGCGGACCAGCTGGATGATGGCCTGAATGGCCGCAGCCAGCAGGGCAACGAGATCCGCATGGGCGTGGAGGTGGACGGCTGGGGCAGGCCGATTGCGTATCACTTCTTGGCGTATCACCCCGGCGACTACCAGTTCAGCAACCAGCAGATCAGCACGCAGCGCCACAAGCGCATCCCGGCCGAGGAGATCATTCACCTTTACCGCGCCGAAAGGCCCGGCCAGACGAGAGGCGTCACATGGTTTGCCAGTGCAATCCAGCGACTGCATCACCTGGCGGGTTACGAGCAGGCCGAGGTGGTGCGCGCTCGAGCCAGCAGTGCGCTGATGGGCTTCATCACCAGCCCTGAGGGCGAGCTGATCGGTGATGACGTGATGGACGGCGAGCGCGTCTCAAACTTTGAACCCGGGGTCTTCAAATACCTCAATCCCGGCGAATCTGTCACGGTGCCGAGCCTGGATAGCCCCGATGGTCAGTTCGAGCCGTTCCTGCGCGCGATGCTGCGCGCCATGGCTGCAGGCATCGGATGCAGTTACGAGACGATCTCGCGCGACTTCAGCCAGACCAACTACAGCAGTAGCCGGTTGAGCCTGATTGAAGATCGTGACCACTGGCGCATTCTGCAATCGTGGATGATCGAAAACTTCCACCGCCGCGTGTTCCACGAGTGGATTGAGCTGGCAGTGCTGAGCAATGCGCTATCGCTGCCCGGCTACGAGCTGGCACCCGATCGCTTCAAGGCCGCGCGTTGGATGCCACGCGGCTGGGCATGGGTTGACCCTGCCAAGGAGGTGGCCGCATACAAGGAAGCAGTGCGGTGCGGCTTCAAGACGCTGGGCGAGGTGGTTGCAGAGCAGGGCGGGGATCTTGATGAGCTGCTGCTAGCGCGACAGTCAGAGCTGGCAATGCTCGATCAGATGGGCATCGTTGTGGACAGTGATCCGACGCAAGTCACAGGCGCCGGCCTGCAGCAGATGCAGCCATACCCAGAGACGCAACCGCCCGCTGAGGAGACTGCCTAATGGCCAACGTCAACGGCACCGAGATCAGCCTGATGCCAACCGCTGGAATGCGCGAGGAAGCTGAGCGTTACCGCGCGTGGAAAGCCGATGGCGAGCAGGGCGGCACTGATGTGGCAGCCACCAGAGCATCGCAGATCCTGAGTGGTGATGAGCTG